AAAGATCGCAAGAAACGTTTGTGTTATCTTCTAATGGAGTCAAAGTAAGAGCAAAAATATCACTTACTCCAGTTTGTGTTCTTCCTAATTGAAAATTAAAATCATTTATATTTGAAATATCAAGTGATCCACTGCTGCTCAAATATCCACCAATAATGTCTGTTCCACCCGTTATTGCTGTTGCACTAATATTATAATCTACATTTCCATTGTAATGTGTGATCCAAGTATTTCCAGTTAATGTGGGGTTTAGTAATATTCTGTATTGAACTGTAACTGGTTTATTATTAGTCCCCGGTTCAACCACGACACTTAAATTTGAAGGAATAATTATGCTATCCAATCTATTTGAATTCATACGTAAAGCAATCATTGGATATTGAACATCTTGTGTGGTAAGAGGTACTAAATTCGAACCATTTTTTGTAATATTATATCGTCTTGTGAATCCTTCATATCCTGCTTCTGATAACACGGAAGAACAAATTTGACGCATTGTGCTTGATGAAGCCTGAGAAGTGGTATTTTGAATTTCGTAACGTATAGGCAAACAAGCTGTTGTCATGTAAGTTGTCGCATTTACATTTGCATTGTAAAAAGTATGTGCAACTATTGGTCTTCCATTAATAAAGAAACCTGTTCTTACATCACCTACTCCAAGCCATTCTATGTCCATCCAAAAAATATTTCCTTTAGTGACATCTAGTGTTATTCCTGATGCCCCATTTCCATCCAATTTATCACCGTTCCAATTTACTTGATTTATTTTTTGAGTAGTACCTAGAGAAGCAGAAGCTAAACACAATGAAAGCGTAAGTCCATCTTGTTCCAAATAAATTCCATTATATGGAGTAGCCCCAGTAAATCCTCCGGTTACACCAAAATAACCTACTCTTTGTCTTAATCCTGTTTTTGGGGTTTCCAATGCAAACGTATTAAGAATTGTAAGAGCTTTACCGGGTTGATAAGGAAATACTCTTTTAGTTTCAGAATAGACTTTTGAACCAGACAAAGTATTTGTGGACAATGAAACTGTGCTCTCTGTAATATTATAAGAATACGAACCTCCAGTTCCTCCAACATAGTTCCATTTATCGCTAACTTGATATCGTTGCTGACTGTCAAATAATGTAAATGGAGTAGAAACTTTTAGACGGTTAAATGCATCTACTGCAGTTCCCTTGAATCCAATTTCATCGCTGAATAAGTAAGACATTATATTATTCTCCATCCATTGTTGTAAATAAAATCTAATCCACCATTATTAATGTTTATGATGGCTTGACTTTGATTGTCTATTTTATGGGATAGTGTGGCACCAACTATTATTATTCTTCTGTTGTAGTTATCGCCTGCGTGCCCCGATTCGTCTTTTACTACTATTTTTCTTCCCGGTTCAGGACTGCTTGGAAGCGTAACAGTAACAACCCCAGCATAGCTTACACCAATATAATAATCAATGTTATTTGCTGAGTAGGTTGATCCCGTTACACTTGCTACACTTTCAATACTGGATGTTTTTTCACCAGTACCACTTGGACCAAATTCAACCCAAATTATTCCTGAATCATCTGTAATTGCAGTATATAATTTACCATCGTCTAGATTAAACCAACGATCACCAGCAACTGGACTTAATGGTCTGTTTGCAACAGTTGCTTCTGTGAAAGCGGAACCAACAAAACCAGTAAAAAGATTTCCAATACTATCTGCCATCCACAATTCTGTGTCTGCGTCCCAATATAAAACATCGTTTTGAGTTAATGTTTCAGGACTTAAATCGTCAGAAACATCAAGAAGATCAGCAAGATAAGTAGGTGCAGCTAGACCAGTACCGCCAGAAATATATACTTCAACATGTTTACCATGTCTTGTTACTGTTACACCCGGTCCAGTAAAGTTAATATCACTTACAGATTTAATAACTTTACGACCATTATAAACAATTCCTACTGCACCACCTCCTGCAATACCACCACCAGTGCTTGTTAGTGTCGCAGAAAGTTTATCAATTGCTTTTTGTATATCTTGATTTTTAAACTTATCTAAAGTTTTAGTAAGTTTTTCTGAATCAAAAGTTAAAGTTCCATTTTCAAGTCTAAGAGGATACTCTGCCTTTATAATAGCAGCTTCTCCTTTTGCTCCGGGTGGTCCTTGTGGTCCTACTTCTCCCTTGGGTCCGGGAGGTCCCTGTGGGCCCCGTTCCGCCTTCGGGCCTCTAGGTCCAATAGAGCCTTGAGGACCCATAGGTCCTGCATCTCCCCTTTCGCCCTTTTCTCCGCGATCACCCTTTGCGCCCACAGCACCCGCTGCGCCGGGATGTCCTTGCTCGCCCTTATCACCTTTTGGTCCTTGAATTCCGGGTTCACCCCTTGGACCTTGTGGCCCCATGGGACCATTATTACCAACATCTCCTTTATCTCCTTTAGGACCCTGAATACCGGGTTTTCCTTCCGGGCCTTGTAGACCTTCTGGTCCTGCTGGTCCGGGTTCTCCTTGTGGGCCAATTTTTCCTTCATCTCCTTTTTCTCCTTTTTCTCCGGGATCTCCCTTATCACCTTTTTCTCCCTGTGGACCAACCACACCAACAGAACCTGCATCTCCTCTATCTCCCTTCTCTCCCTTTGGTCCAACTGGACCGACAACCTTTTCTACAATTATTGAAGGCTCTTTTGTTTTTACAATAACTGGAGAAAATAATTCATTTATCTTATTAATGTTTCCCTTGAACTTAATAATTTTATTAGTACTTTGCTCAACAAATGTTTTTTCAGAAAGACCGATACCAACATTGATGATTTCTTCAACTAAAGCATCATTAGACACTTGTTTAAATTTACTGTCTTCTTTGAATTCTCCTATGTTTTCTTTTAGGGCAAATACTGGTGTATTTAAATTTTCAAATAAATTTGTTACTTTAAAAAGTTTAAAAATTTTATTTAAATTTCCAACCAATAGATACTCATTGCCAGTTGAGTCCCGTAAAGGTAGCTGGGAAAGCCCACTTCCAACTTTAACAATTTTTGGTTTTAAGACCTTTTCGACTATAAAATAATCAGAGCCAACAGTTAACTGCTGGCATTCTCTGATTAATTTTATTGATGATTTTTGGTCTAGCATAGAGGCAAAATATTCATACTTACGTATGTTTCTTATGAATATTTAGCCCCTACGATATATTATTTTTTGACCTTTTTCTTCTTAAAATTTTTGGTTTTAAGTGCGGTTGTTGAAGATTCTTGTCCGTATACTCCACTTTGTGGTGCCAAAGTAGCCATTGTTTTTGGGAGATTTAATGTAGTTTGTGGAATAACGGGGGCTTGAAGCTTGGCTTGCATCTGAGCTTGAGCATGAGCCTGCTGTGCCATATGTGCCTGAATTTCCAAAACTTTATTATAATAAGACTGTCTATTCTTCTGAACTCTTTCAATGTGTTCTGGTGGAAGAAGATTTTCATTTAACAGTCTGTCTGCAGCCTGAAGTCCTAAATGGAACTTGCCTGCAGCGAATGCTGTAGAGACAACTTCATCAAGTATTCCCCAAATATATGGGTCTGCATCAACGAATAAAATGTCTTGATCTGGTTTCTGTAAACTTAATGCTTGGAAAGCAACCATGAAAGCAGCACCCGGTCTATTGTGTTTTCTGTAAACACAAGATAGGTGATAAAGAGGCTCGGCACGAATTGGCCTAATCTCCCAGCACTTCATGAAAGCATCAGCTACTTCTGGAAGTGGTTTATTTTGAATTTCTTTGCATATTGCGACACGCATTTGTGCAAAGAATACTTCTTCATTCCATCCACCCATCTCAACTCTTTTTGCGTACTCTTGCTCTGCAATATCAAAACGATGAGCGTCAAAGGCAGATTGTGCCAAATAGAATTGTTTACGCATCGAAGTTGGATCGGTTTCCATTGCTTTCTTAAGAAGCTCATAGTCCTTCCAATACTTTTCTTGCTGAGTAGCACATGAAATAGTTCGGTATCCTGCAGTTCTAACTTGGAAAGCATAATTTCCATTTAGATGCATAATTGCCATTGGCTGCTCACAGATTGGATATTCGTGAATTGGTTCTTCGTAATGCCAATCTTTTTTGGCAACATTAAAAATTTGAGCACGCTTCCACTCAAAGTTTCCACGCTTTATGTTTACGGTATAACCATCAAGATTGTCATCAAAGTTAGTGGGCATATCGCCTTCGATATAATCGTCAGCATCAATCATAATGGCCCATTTGGTTTTATTCTTACAAAGCTCCAGTGCTTTGGTTCGGTTAACACCAAAGTTCTCCCATTTATGATCGTGGATCTCTCCGGGAATATTTACAGAATCAAAATACTCCTTTATGATCTGTTTGGTATTGTCAGATGATCCAGTGTCACAAATAACATAGTAATCTATGAATTTTGCAACAGATTGAATGCAATCCTTAATAATATGCGATTCGTCCTTAACGATCATACACAAAGTCAACTTATGCATAGTTTTCACTCCGAGAAAAATTTTCTTAATGTTCCTGTATTAAATTTTGGTATCAAATCCCAGTCATCTCTTTCATCATAACGAAGTATTTTTAACCCTGTTATTTTCATTTTTTGTTCAATTTTTGAAGGATCAAGAACTTCAATTAGGTCCCATTCTTCCAATAAATTTATAATTGCGTTTCGTCTTAATATATCTTCTTCGGATACATCAGATTTTAAATTATCAAGTTTAAAGAGTTCCTTGAAATGGGCTATAATATATTGTTCATTTTTATGAAGAATGTGACACGATTGATATAATACCTTTTTATTCTTTGGACTTACTCCGATGCGCTCAAGAGTTTCCTTGACTACTAGGTAATTTTCTTTTTTCTTTAGTTTTACCGGGACTCCTACGCCCCGGAATAGATCAACATGATTATCAGACATAATAACTCCTAACCAACAGAGTTATTTATGTCCTCCAATAAATTGAGATTTCCTTATTTTTTCCATTTTTTCAGGGGTCAATAAATCCATAATTTCTAGGGCTTTTTGCTCAGAAATATTGTATGCCTTTGAAACTAACTCCAAATCTTGGTCTTCTATCTTTTTAGCCCAAGGCGCAAACCTCTTTTTGGGACGAATTTGATAAACATAGTAATCATATTGCATTTTTCTATCAATATGTGGACAACCATTTACTTGATTGGCCATTAAAATTGTATCTGGAAAATAGGATAAACATTTATTAACAATAAAAGGTGGATACAGTTTTTCCACCTTGTTATCGTCATCTATTAAGTTTTGCTTAGTATTGTTTATACTATTGAGAAAATCTTTTAATTGCATTATTCAAACTCACATTCCATCATAAGTTGGCAGATCATCGCCATAGTGTTGATTTCCTGATCTGCGACAAATGCTGATTTATACTGATAATCGGCCAATATTAGAATCATTGGAGGTACGGATGACTTTTTCAACGAATTATATAAACCATCGTATAGTTTACGAAAAAAGTCAGGAGACGTAGCCTCTGCACTTGTAGCAGCCCATTTACGACAAGAAGCAAAATCCTTCTTTTGCATATATCCAATCAATTCCTTAATATTAGAATCTTCCTTAGCAGAAAGAATACCGATATCGATGGAACCATTAGCTGAATAGCGCTGAATCTCATTAATTACTCTGCGAAAATCAGGGAAATACTTGACAATAAGATTTGCAATAACCTCTGGCTTATATGGAATGTTCTCACTTTTGAGAATTACTTCACTGCGCTCAAGCATCTTCTTTGCGATAGAAGATCTTTCATCTGGTGGAAAAGTAAAATCAATAACAGTGCAACGACTGTGCAATGGTTCAATGATTCTGCTTTTATAATTGCAAGTCAGAATAAAATTGCAATTTGGTGCAAATTCTTCCATTGCACCGCGCAAAGCAGGCTGCATAGATTGAGGATTAGCATAGTCAAACTCATCAAGAATGATAGTCTTTTTTCCACCGTGCAAAGATTTGCTGCTTGCATAATTCCTAATAGTTGTTCTT